CCGCCGTCCGCCGTTCCACATCCGGTCCCCCTTCGCCCCCTCCACCATGCTGCGCATGGTCCCCCTCCCCCGCTGACGCGGGAGAGGATCAAATCTCTTCCGTCACCGCTCTCAGCCGCACCACCGCCCAGGTCCGCCGCCCGTCGCCCGAGCGGGCCACGTCCGACCAGACGACGCGCAGCGACACCGTCCGCACCCCGTCCGCCTCCAGCGTCGCCTCGTGCAGACACGCCCGCACCGCCGCCGCCACCGCCTTGGCTTCTTCCGACCCGGCGAAGCGCGACACGCCGGTCAGGGTCAGCGCCTGCTCGACCCCGCCGCCGTCGGCGTCCAGCGGCCGGCTCTCGCACCGCCCAATCAGCAGGTGCGGAAACGCGGCGCCCTGCGGCGCCTGATCCCACACCCGCCCGTCCAGCAGGGCCGCCAGCGTCGCATCGTCCTTCAGCGCCGCGACCAGGGCCTTCTGCAGCGCGCTCTCGTGATCGGTCATCGCACCCGCTCCAGCCCCAGCTTCGCCCGCCCCGGCCGCGCCGGCTCGACCGTCACGATCGCCCAGTCCGCCCCGCCGAAGCGCAACAGCCGCCCGACCTCCAGCCGCGCATCGGCCCGCGCCTCGGCGGTCATCGTCTCGACCGTCTGGCGTTCGTCGCCCGCCCCGCGCTCCTGCCTCCGCCGCGCCCCGCATTTCAACCAGCCCGACCCGACGGCCTCATGGCTCACGGCCCGCCCGCCATAGGGCGTCTCGGCCTCCACCGGCCGATACAGGCCCGCCAGCACCCTCACAGCCGCACCACGCGATAGGGCGCGATCCACCCCTCCACGGGCGCGACCGGCATCTCCGCCTCGCCCCGCTCATAGGCCCTGAGCGTCAGCATCAGGATCGCCAGCCGCAGCGGCGCGGGCGACGTCGAGGTCAGACTCAGGCCCACCTCCCCCTCCACCCGCGCCTGGGCCGCCTCGACCAGCGTCTGGATCAGCCCGTCCTCGGCGTCGTGCTCGACGCGCAGAAACAGCTTCGCCTCGGCCACCGTCACCGGCTGCGCCATGTCTCACCTCGATTGTCTGGAAGGATCGAGGGCCTAGGGCTTAGGAAATAGGGCTTGGGGATACCCCCGCTCGCCTCTCCCTAAGCCCCAAGCCCTACTCGCTAAGCCCGGTTCGGCGCGACTACGTCGCGGCGAACTTCATCACCTTGATCGCGTCGAAGTTCTGCACCCCGCCGCCGACGCGCTTGGTGGTGTAGAACAGCACATAGGGCTTGGCCGAATATGGATCGCGCAACACCCGTACCCCCGCCCGGTCCACGATCAGATAGCCGCGCTGGAAGTCGCCGAACGCGATCGACAGGCTGTTCGCCGCCACGTCCGGCATGGTCTCGATCTCGGTGACCGGATAGCCCAGCAGGCTGGCGTTCTCGCCCAGCCGCGCCGCCGGCTGCCAGATGTAGTTCCCGTCCGCGTCCTTGAACTTGCGCACGGCCGAAACCGTCTTGCGGTTCATCACGAACCGCCCGTTCGGCCGGTACTGGGCCTTGGGCGCATAGACCAGGTCGATCAGCCGGTCGGTCGGATTGGTCGTGGCGAAGCCGCCCGCGGCGCCCGACGCCACATAGCCGATCTGGCCCCACGCCTGGTCGGCGTCGGCCACGGTCGCATAGCTCAAAAAGCCCTTGGGCTTGTTCGTCCCGTCGCCGGTGACGAAGGCCTGGGTCTCCTGCGCGGCGAAGGCGTCCTCGACCTCGGCCGCCAGCCATTCGTCCAGGTCCACCAGGGCGTCGTCCAGCAGGGCCTGCGTCGCCGCCGGATTGGCGTAGAGATCGGCCGACGGAAACTCCAGCAGCGCCAGCGTCGCCGGATCCGTCTCGGGCCGCGCGGCCGTCTCGGCCACCCAGCCCGAGGCCACGCCCGCCGTCGACACCGGCTTTCTGAACACGCCCGCCGCCACCGTGCGCACCGTGGCGATCTCGCGCATCGGCGACACCGCCATAAGCCGCCGCTCGATGGCCCGCTCGGTCTCATACGGCACGACATAGCCGCCCGAACTGGCGCCCGTGCTCAGGCCCGCCTTGGTCTCCAGGCCCCCAAGGGGTTGGGGCGCCTGCCCCGTCTTCAGATAGCCGTCCCAGGCCGCCTTGGCCTCGGGCGCCGACACGGGCTCCACCGGCTCCCCACCGATCTGCGGACGCCGCGCCTGGCTCATCGCCCGATCCAGCCGCGCCTGGGCCGCCGCGACCGCCTGGTCGATGCGCGCCACCTTCTCCTCCAGCAGCACGTCGGCCGCCGCCTTCTTCTCGATCTCGTCCAGCCGGGCGTCGTTCGCCCCCTTGAACGCCTCGAACGCCGCCATCACCTCGCGCACGGCGTCGCGCGCCTCCGCCCCCACGCCAAAGGAATGGGCCGGGGCCTGTTTGGTCTCTTTCATGATGTCTCCGGTTGAAGAACCGCATCTTGCGGCTAGTGTCGGGACGTGAACCGTCCTCTTGAAATCATCTGATGGCCGCCCGCCTCACCCGCCTCGAAAGCGCCGTCCTCGACGCCCTGGCGTGGGAGTTGCGCGATGTCGTCCCCGACCTGGCCGGCCAGGTGGAGGAAAGCCTGCCGGGCCTGCGCCGCAACACCGGCGCCGGCCTCTATTCGGAACGGATCGTCGACCGCCGCCGCCCTCCGCCAAAAAGCGAGGTCCAGCGCCAGGCCACCGGCCTTTACGGCTCGGTCCACGCCATGGTCGGCGACCTGCCTGACCCCATCGGCTTCCAGGTCGAGCTGCGCCAGGGCCGCCTGATCGCCCTGCATGGCCAGAGCTACGGCCAGGACACCCGCGCCATCGACTTTGCGACCACGCCCTTCGACGAGGTCTTCACCGTCGACGAAACCGGCGAGTCCGTCCTCTACGACCCCGCCGCCCACCGTCGCGAAAGCCCGCTTCATCGCCTGCACGACCACCCGGATCCGATCCCGCCCGGCCCGGCCGACGGTTCCGTCGCCCCGCCGCCTGGCGCCAAACTGACCGCCCTCCAGCGCGTCCAGCTGGAGCCGACGCCGGAGTCCAACGCCAAGACCTTCGGCCTGCCCCCGTTCGAAGAGGGGCCGCCCCCCGGTCCCACACCGACCGGCCCGGTCGCCCTGGTCTCCGCCGGCCTCCACCTTCTGGTCGTCGTCGCCGGGCTCTTCCTGGTCTTCGCCCTGCGCTTCTCGTTCGTGTTCGTCATGGTGGTCGGCGTCTGGCTGCTGCGCTGGATGAACGGCAAGCCGGGCCGCGCCGCCGTCCGCGACCTGACCGAGCGCCTGCGTCAGGCGGGCGTCTTCGACAGGCTGAACCGCGCGCCCGGCAGCATCGGAAACGTCACCAGCGACACCTCCCACAGATCGACTCCGCTCAGGACCCGCAGCCGGCCCTGACGGCGCGCCCGCGCGGTGCGATAGCCGATCGACAGGCCGTCCAGCGCCCCCGCCCGGCTCAGCGCCTGGGCCAGCCGCGCCTCGGGCGACCAGTCCATGATCCGGCCGCGCACGAACAGGCCGCGCGCGTCCTCGGCGATCGCGTCCCAGACCCCGACCACCGCGCGGCCGTCGTGGCCGTGCAGCATCCGCACCCCCTCGGCGCCGGTCTTCGCCAGGCTGTCGGCGAACGCCCCCGCCTGCACCACGTCCCCGTTCAGGTCGGCCGCGCCCCACAGGGAGGCGTAGCCTTCGATCAGAAGCGCCCCCGCATTCTCCCTCCCCCCGCGGGGGAGGGTGGTCGAGCCGCCAGGCGAGACCGGGCGGGGGCGTCCAGGCGACACATCCTCGACCCGTACGGCCTTGCCTTGCCGCCCCCACCCGGCGGCTTCGCCGCCACCCTCCCCCGCCGGGGGAGGGAGAAGTCGTGCGTCGCCCCTCACTTCTCTTCCAGCCTCCGCTCGATCCGCTCGACGGCCGCCGCCGTCGCCTCGCCCTGCGCCTCCAGCCGGGCCAGCCGCTCGGCCACCAGCCGCTGCTCGCCCACCCGCTGCTCCAGGGTGGCGATCCGCGCCGCCGCTCCGCCGGCCCACAGCAGACCGGCGATGGTCTGCACCGCCAGCGCCGCGATCAGCGCCGCCGGAACCTTCCGCAACCGATCCATCATTCCCCGACCCCCGCCATCCGCCGCCGCTCCTCCTCCGTCAGGAAGCTCGCCCCTTCCAGCCGCGCCCACAGGGCGTCCCGCTCGGGCTGCAGGGCCGCCACGGCGTCCAGGTCCGGTCGCACCTCGCAGCCCGCGAACCGCTCGCCCAGCCAGCCCGTCATGGCCCCGGCCGCCTTCCTCACCAGCGGGATCACCGTCTGGCGCCAGAAGGCCGCATTGGCCTCGCGATAGTTGGCGTAGGTGGCGTCACCCGGGATCCCCAGCAGCTGCGGCGGAACCCCGAAGGCCAGGGCGATCTCGCGCGCCGCCGCGTGCTTGCCGGCGGTGAAGTCCATCTCCGCCGGCGTCAGGCTCAGCGGCTTCCAGTCCATGCCGCCTTCCAGCAGCACCGGGCGCCCGGCGTTCGCCGCGCCCGCATAGGTCTCGTCCAGCTGCGCCTTCAGCGCCTCGAACTGGTCGTTTGTCAGCCGCTCGCCGTCGCGCGCGCCATAGACCAGCGCGCCGCTGGGCCGCGCCGCATTGTCCAGCAGCGCCTTGTTCCAGGCCCCCGCCGCATTGTGCGCGTCCACCCCCTGCGCCGCCGCCTCCAGCGGCGACAGCCCGTACCAGTCGTCCAGCGGGTGCCACAGCTTCAGGTGCATCACCGGCGCCCAGCCGTCCGCCGCCCGCCCGATCCGCACCGACCGTCCGTCCACGGAATAATCCCACGCCTCCGGCCACCCCGACCGGCCCGGAACCACCTTCACCCGGTCCGACCGCAGCGCCCACAGTTCGTCCGGCGCGCCGTCGCCGTCCCCGTCGCCGGTCGCCTCCACATAGGCGTTGCCCGACACCTGCAGCGCCCCGTACAGCGCCTCCATCAGCTCCGCGCCCGACTGCTCGGGATTGGGCCGCCGGATCAGCTTGGCCAGCGGATGGGCGTCGTCCCGCGCCCCGTCCACGAACACCGCGAACGGCGCGGATGCGGCGGCCTCGGCGATCATCCGCACGCAGCGATAGGCCACGGCGTTCCGCTGATACCCCTCGCGCGCCAGGCTGGCGTAGTCGTTCGGCGTCCACCGCGCCCGCCCCACGGACGAAAACGCCACGACCGCCCCCGCCCGGCTCGCCTTCGCCTCGGGCGCAGCCGCCCGCGCCCGCTGACCGAACGGCCATCGCATCGAAACCATCGCACTCTCCCTGAACCATCGTCTCCTCCCCATCGCTCGCGATGGGGAGGGGGACCACGAAGTGGTGGAGGGGCTCTTGAAGCCCGCACCGCCCTCGCCGTCCTGAAGAACCCCTCCGTCTCGACGCTGCGCGTCGATCCACCTCCCCAACGCTCCGCGCCGGGGAGGAGACGGCTACAACCGCCGCACGCTCGGCCCCTGGCCGCCGCCTTCCAGCATCAGCCGCGTGATCCCCCACACCAGCGCATCGGCCCGGTCCGGGCTCTTGCCGCCCCCGCACCCCAGCGCCAGCATCTCCTCCTCCAGCGCCGGAAAGTCGCCGCAGTGGACCACGCGCCCCTGTTCGTAGAGCAGCGCCACCGGCTCGGCCCGCGCCGCCTTGGACCGCGACG